TAACTTTTGCTTCTTCTGATATTGATAAAGGTTGTTTAGACATTTACTTCCTTTGGAAAATAAGGTGTATAACCTTTGTGTTTTGCTTCTTCATCATCTTCACTTAATAAACCTATTACTTCAGGAACATAATGCTTAAGTAATCTTTCCACCCCTTCTTGAAGTGTCTTTTTACTCATGGCACAGCCTGAACAGGCTCCAGCCATTTGTAGTCTTACAATACCTTTTTCATAGGAAAGAAAATTAATTTCTCCTCCATGCGTTGCTACATTATCCTTTACTTTAGTTTCTAAAGTAGCTTTAATATCTTTGATAATTTCTTCGGTGCTTCTTGCTTTACCTAATTCCATTTTAAATACACTCCAAATAATGTATATAATATAAATATGCGATTGCTGCAATAATTAGTAGTCTATAGGTTAAAACCATGATTAATCGTTATGTTTGGTGCTTCCCCAAATAATTTTGTATTTAAGTTTGCCTCCATCATCTCCCGTAGTATGATCAGTGGGTTCTGTTATTTCGAATGAGTGTCTGGCCCCATTTTCACATCCAACTAAAAGAAGTACCACCAACGCTAGGCCAATTATCAAAGCCTGTATGGCCTTCTCAGTTGTTTGAATTTTTTTTCTTGCGTTTCTTCTTCTTTGAAAAAGCTTTAAAGTCCTGAATTTCATTTTCAACCCCCGATACTTTTTCTTTAAGAACTGCAACATCCGACTTAAGGCCGACTGTCGTCGTGAGAGACCAGCCAGAGAGCGCGATGAGAATAGCCAAGAGTGCAGTAATAATCTTATCATTCATATTAGTTACAATTATCTTTGCTTAAGTCTAATGGTACTTCTTTAGTAAACCAGAACCATGATGAAATTTTAGTTCCATCCTGGGTATAAGTACATTTTTGCCCAACTGAGCAGGCGCTTAAAGCAAATAATAGAGCTAATAATAAATATAATTTTTTCATTGGCACATCTCACATTCCTGAGTATCGTCTACTACCATACCTACAGGTTCTTTACAATCACAGTTTTCACACTTACAATCAGAGTGATCTGCTTCTATACAATGGCATAGATGATTACATTTTTTACAAAATCGTTCAGTCATTTTTTTTCTCAATGTTGTAGAAGTACCTATCGGTATCTTCTGTTTTCCATTTACCTGTGTCTTCCACATTCCAGTCTGAAGTTTGCACTTTCCAATCTGGAACTTCATCTTTAACAGTAAAAGATGGAATACTCCATATAATTCTATTATTGGGTTGTGCTGCATAATTTCCATCCTCTAGAGCGAGGATGTGCGCGCATTTATGTTCATGCGGTATTTCAGAATGCTCTGTATCCACTATATTACTCTCTGGGTGTGCCCAGTCAACTGTAAAAAGATAAGCACCGGGATGCCACTTCTTGTCTTTTCCTATATATTTTCCAGATTGTCCGTCTAGGATATCAAAAGAAGTAACGCTAGGATAGTAACTAAAGCAATTCCACAGCTCCAGCTCATCAAGTCTATATCGAGGAACTTCTTTTGCGTCATAATCTCTTTGAATGAACGCAGAGATGGGCAGACGATAGAATACAGCACCGTTTTCCATAATTGCATGAAAGAGTATAGGGCGCCCTGTAATTGATGCCAGGCCAAAGATAATGCAGTCTTCAACTTCTCCATGGTGATCTTTAAGATCATAGAGATACTCTCTCCTGATCTGTGAATACATCACAGGAATGTTTGCATTTAGATAGGCCATGCATAAATTATTTTATTAAAGCGATTATTGCGATAACGACTATAACTATAATAACAGATTTCTGTTTATTAGCTTTAGCCCATGTCCATAGTTGTTTTACTTTTTCCATAGTTTCCTCCTGGTTAATCATAAATATCTCCCCAATTAGAACCGAACTCATAGTCTACTTTATTAGGAATTTCAAGTGTAACAGCATTCTCCATAATCTCAACGATTTTTTGGGCTTCTTTTTCGTTTTCAATAGATAAATCCAGCTCATCGTGAATTTGAATATGTGCTATAATTCCTTCTTTATATAATTCTACCATAGATTTTTTTGTCATATCAGCGGCTGACCCTTGAATTAATTTATTTAAAGATTTGTATGTGTAAGCTCTTCTAATCCCTGGTCCATGTTCCCTGAGTGCATCTTCATGAGACATGGCTTTATGCATACCAAAACTATTTGGCTCCCATAAATGGAAGCGACAAAGCCGACCCAGAAGAGTTCTTATCTGTCCTCTGTCCTGTGCTCTGTTAGATGCTTTCTCCATTAATTGTTTAACAAATGGAACTTTCGCATGGTACTGATTAAATAAGTCTGCTGCTTTCTCTTTCGTCACTCCTAATTCTGCTTGTAGTTTAGCTTTGCCCATTCCATAAAATAATCCTAAATTAATTGTCTTGGCCTGGGATCTTGGTATCTCCGCCATGTCAGCTACGGTCTGGTGGAAGTCTGATTTAATATTATCTTTATAAGAATCTACAACGTCATAGACTGAAGGTAGTTTATAGAGCGATGCATAATGAACTACGAGTCTTGGTTCCTGCTGATTGTAGTCAAAACATCCCCACTTACATCCTTCTTCAGGTATGAATAAACTTCTGATCTTTGGTCCTAAGTCTTTATTTCTTGCAGGAATTTGCTGGAGGTTAGGGTGTTGATAACTAAATCTTCCAGTCACAGTTCCTCCTCCTGCATTTCTTAATTGGTTTATCTCTGCATGTATTCTTCCTTTATGTTCATATCTTAAAATAGAATCTAGAAAAGTTGTGTGAGCTTTATTAATTTCTCTTGCTTTAGCAATCATATTAACAACAGGATGCTTATGTTCCTGTAAAAAATTTTTAGTAAATGATGGTGCTTCAGTTTTTTCTGTACGGGGATACTCTAATCTTAACATATCAAATACATTAGCAATACTTCTTGCTGCCCAAATCTGTGTATCAATATTTGTTTCTCCTTTTATCTTATGTAATAAATCTTGTTCTGCTTTTTTAAATTCTTGTTTCATTGCTTGAGCTCTTTCGACATCAACCCTTACACCCTTGAACCTCATATCAACAAGACATGGAAAGAGTTCTGTTTCTAAATCAAAGATGTCCTCCAGGTCCTGATTAATAATTTCTTTTTTTAGTTCTTGCCATAGACCAAAGGTTACTTCTGCGTCTCGTTCTGCATAAGATCCAACATGCATAGCGGGAAGTTTATACATTTCAGCTTTAGGATCAATGCCCCACTCCGAGGCAGCTTCAGCTAAAGCAGATTCATTTTTACCATACCCTAGGTAATGCCAGGATAAACTATTAAGATCATAACGAAATCTGTTTTCATTAGTCACAGCTGCAGCAATCATTGTACACGCTATATCACCATTAATTTTAAAGCCCATAGCTCTTAACCAACAGACATCGTAAATAGCATTGTGAAAAATTTTTGTGGAAGTAGATTCTAATATATCTTTAAGCCATTCTAAAACTTTAACTTTGTCCATGTTACCACCACCTTCATGCGCAATAGGAAAATATCCTTTGTAATGTTTGGTAGCAACAGCAATACCAATTACTTCACCATTACCAATAATAGAACCAGATCCTTTTTTAATTAGGTCTGGATCTCTAGTTTCTAAATCAATTGCAATTTCTTCTACCTGTCGTAAGTCAGGAAATTCTGTAGGTTTTACCCATTCAGTTTGTGCCTCAAACTTAGGAATCTTCATCTATTATCCCCCATGAATTTTTTTTGGATTCTACTTTTGATGTAAAGGTCTGACTTTTTTGTGTCTCATCTCCATAATCTCTTTCAATAATCATTTCTATAAAGTGAATAGCTTTTTCCAAATCTTGTTTCTTTCCTTTCAGCCGGTGTCGGCATATATATTTGATAGCACAACCTTCCGGATAAAGCAACTCATTCTCCACTACAAATTTACTGGGTTGAATTTTATATTTTTGATAATGTGATCCTCCGATCTGTTTATCCCAAACTTTCGATGTCATAACCGTTAGCCTCCTTTTTAGCTGTCATAATATATAAATTTTGTGATGTTCTTGTGACGCCTACGTAC